GGGGCTAACGACGGGCTGGCTCAACGCCGACGAGGTCAGGAGTTACGAGAACCTGAACCCCATCCCCGACGGGCTGGGGGAGACGTACTACCGGCCGGCGAACGTGATGCCGGCCGGCGAGGAGCCGGAGCCGACGCCCGAGCCGACGCCCGCCCCGGAGCCGGAGACGCCTCCGCCGGACGACGAGCGAATGCGGGCGGCGATCCGCACGGCGGCGGCCGGCGTGTTCGGCCGGATGGCCCGGTTGCTGGCGGCTCACGCGAATCGGTCCGCCAAGAAACGGGACGAGTTCGCCCGCTGGCTGCGGGTCGGCATCAGGGATCACGTCCTTGTGATTTGCGAGGCGCTGGTGCCGGTGGCGGACGTGCGGGACGTGGCACGTCTCGCCGGCCCGTCCGCCGAAAACGCGGCGCAGGACTTTTGCGATCACTTCGCAAGCCGACTGGACGGCGCGGGCGATGCGGCCGACCTGCCCGCGTTCGTCGCCAAGGCGTGCGAGGGGTACGAGGATCACGCCCGCAACTGGTATCCGAAGGAGTTTGTTAAGTGACCCCGACCGAACGCCGGTCCTGTTCCCACCCCGACGCCGCGGCGCGGATCGAAACCCGCGACGACGGCAAGCCCGTCATCGTCGGCTACGCCGCGGTGTACCACCGGGCGGCCGACCCCGGCACCGAGTTCGTCCTGTACGAAGACCCGGGCGACGGGTTCCGGTTCGTCGAGCGGATCGCCCCGGGGGCGTTCGACCGGGCGGCCCGGGAGGACGACGTTCGGGCGCTGTTCAACCACGACCCCGACCACGTCCTCGGCCGGGCGAAGGCCGGCACGCTCCGGCTCACCGTGGACGAGCGGGGGCTGCGGTACGAGATCGACCCGCCCGACACCCAGACCGCCCGCGACGTGACGGAGTCGCTACGCCGGGGCGACATCTCCGGCAGTTCGTTCGCGTTCAACATCCGGGGCGAGACGGTCGAGAAGTCCCCGAAGTTGTGGGTGCGGACCCTGACCGACGTGGACCTGTACGACGTGGGGCCGGTGACGTACCCGGCCTACAAGGGGACCGAGGCGGGCGTCCGGTCGGAGGACTCCCCGTCGGTTGCCGCGCTCCTGGCCGAGCGGGCGGCGGCGGACGCCGACCTGCTGACCGTCACCCTCGCCCTGCTCGACGCCGGGGACTGAGTCGCCTTTCCCGGCGGCCGGGGCTACTCCCCTTCTGACAACCAAATCAGGGAATTCCGTCCCAAGCCGGCGGACCCACCAAAGCGCCATCCCGCACCGTGGCGCCGGGTCCGCCGGCAATTTTGTTTGGCCGAGCCCCCGGCCAATTACCAGAGGATTAATGTCCAAGTCCGTCGAGTTGAAGGGTCTGAGGGAGAAGCGGGCCGCGATCACCGCCGAGCTGCGGAAGCTGGGCGAGGTGATCCGCGCCGAAGGCCGGCCGATGAGCGGCGAGGAGCGGGAGAAGTTCGGCAAGCTGGAGGCCGACTTCACCGCGGCCGGCGACCAGATTCGGGCGACCGAGGCCGACATCGCCGCGATCGAGAAGCAGTTGAGTCTGGCGGACCAGATCAACGACCACGTCAAGGGGACGGCCCGGTCCGAGCCCGGCCGCGAGGACCGCGACCACCGGCCGGCCGACAAGGGCCGGGGCGACGCCGCGAGCGAGCAGGCGGTCGCCCTTCAGGGGTGGCTCCGCGCCGGGCAGGGTAAGGAACTCAGCGACGAGCAGATGGCCGCCATGAAGCGGCTCGGCGTCCGGGCCGGGGCGGTGGAGATCGACCTGCGGTTCGCCCCGCCGGGCGAGCAGACCAAGGCCCAGAAGCGTGCCCTGTCGGTCGGCACGACCACCGCGGGCGGGTACACCGTGCCGGAGGGGTTCGGCCCGACCCTCGACCGGGCGCTACTGGCTTACGCGGACGTGCGGCGGGTGGCGCAGGTCATCCGCACCGACACGGGCAACGCGATGCCGTGGCCGACCGTCACGGACACCAGCAACACCGGTGAACTGCTCGCGGAGAATACCACGTTCGGGGCGTCGGTCGATCCGACGTTCGGAATCGTCAACTTCTCCGCGTACAAGTACAGTTCGAAGCCGGTCATGATCTCCCACGAACTGCTGAACGACTCCGCGTTCAACCTGGAGCAGGTCGTGGCGGAAATGCTCGGGGAGCGGATCGGCCGCATCCAGGGCACGCACATGACGACCGGGACCGGGACCAGCCAGCCGCAAGGGGTGGTCACGGGGGCGACCGCCGGCATCACCGCGGCCAGCGCGACCGCGATTGCGGGCACCGAGATCGTCCGGCTGGCCCACAAGCTCGACCCCGCCTACCGCCGGGTGGCGGCGGATTCGGTCGGCTACATGTGCCACGACGGCATCCTCGCCGCCCTGGCGATCCTCGTTGACTCGAACGGGCAACCGCTGTTCCAGACGAGTTTCCGCGAGGGGGCGCCGGACCGGCTGTACGGATACCCGGTGTTCAACAACCAGGCGATGCAGGCCACGATCGCCACGGCGACCGTGACCGTCGTGTTCGGCGACTACAAGGGCTACGCGGTCCGCGACGTGAACATGGTCCGGTTCGTGCGGCTCAACGAGCGGTACGCCGATCTGGATCAGGTGGCGTTCGTGGCGTTCATGCGGACCGACGCCCGCTACCTGAACGCGGCCAAGGTCTACAAGCTCACGCAGGCGTAAGCCTGACACGCCCCCGCCCGCGGGCGGGGGTTCTATTGCAGGCGGGCTAGTGCCCGGCCGGGGCTCATTACCCTCGCGGCGTGGGGCGGAACCACGGCCTGCAACTCACAGGAGGCATCATGCGAATCAAACTTCTGACCGGGCTGTCCGACGGGATCACGCCGCGCAAGCCGCGGGACGTGATCGAGTGGGACGACGCCGAGGCGGCCCGGATGGTCGCCGAGGGGTACGCGGTCGCGGCCGACCCGGAGCCGACGCCCGAACCGACGCCCGCCCCGGAGCCGACGCCCGAACCGACGCCGGACCCGGAGCCGACGCCCGAACCGACGCCGGACCCGGAGCCGACGCCCGAACCGACGCCGGACCCGGAGCCGACGCCCGAACCGACGCCGGACCCGGAGCCGGCCCCGAAGAAGAAGAAGAAGAAGGGCAAGTAACGTGACCGGCCCGCTCGGACTCCGGCAGACGACCGCCCCGACCACCGAGCCGGTGACGCTCGCGGAGGCGAAGGCGCGGCTGCGGGTGTCCGGCACCGACGAGGACGGCGACATCCTGGCCCTGATCGCCGAGGCGGTCCGGGCCGCGGAGGGCGAGTGCGGCCGGCAGTTCTGCGCGGCGGCCTACACTTTGTACCTCGACGACTTCCCCCGCGGGGCGGACGACGCGATCCGGCTCCCCCGGCCGCCGGCGCAGTCGGTGACGAGCGTGCAGTACTACGCCGAGGACGGCACCCTGACGACGCTGGACACGGCGGACTACATCGTCGCCGTGGGGTCGGACCCGGGGCGGGTCGTGCCGGCGGTGGACGAATACTGGCCGGCGGTGCAGACGCGGCCGGAGGCGGTCCGGGTGGTGTACGTCGCCGGGTACGGGGCGGCGTCGGCGGTGCCCCGGCAGGCGAAGGCGGCGGTGCTGGAAATCCTGGCGCATCGGTGGAAGACGCGGGGCGACGAGTCCGCGGCGGGGATTCCGCCCGTGGCCCGGCGGCTGCTCGACCAACTCGAATACGGCGAGGTCCGCTAGGTGGCGTCGCTCGGCGAGTACGACACCCGGCTAGTGTTCCTCCCGCGGTCGGTCGCGGCGGCGGACACGTTCGGCGAGGAGGTCGAGAGTTGGCCCGACCCGCCGGCAACCGTCGTCGAGTGGTGGGCCGCGGAGGTCGAGCCGACCGCGGGCGAGGCGCTGACCCGCGCCGTCCAGCAGACGACCGGGGCCGTGACGTTCCGGTTGCAGGGCGACGCGACCGGGAGCCTGACCACCTACGACCGGGTCAAGACCAAGGTGGACGCCGTGACCTACGCCGTGGACGGCATCCGGTACGACCGCAAGGCACACGAAACGGTCCTCACCTGTAGCGTGGCCGGCTAGTGGCGATCCTCAAGACGAAGGTTGTCACCGACACGTCCGGGCTCAAAGCCCTGTCGTCGGCCGCGAAGAAGCGGACGGTGACGCAGCGGGCGGTGAAGGCCGGGGCGAAGATCGTGCAGCGGGCGGCGAAGGCGGCGGCCCCGAAGCGAAAGGGGTCGGGGGCGCTCAAGCAGTCCGTCGGGATCAAGGCGGCGAAGGGGCGGCGCGGCAAGACGCTGGCCTACGCGGTCGTCGGCCCGCGGAAGAAGGTCCGCAAGACGGTCCGGGTCGGCGGGCGGACGGTGACGGCGGTGCCCGCGTTCTACGCGCACCTCGTCGAGAAGGGCACCCGGCCGCACTCGCTGACCAAAGGGGCGAAGTTGGCCCGGCGGGGGCGGGCGGCGGCCGGACAGGGGAGGGTGCCGCAACACCCCGGGGCGCGGCCGAACCCGTTCCTGGGGCCGGCGTTCACCCGCAACCGCGGGCCGGTCGCCGCGGAGGTGAAACGGGTGATGGCCGCCGAGGTCGAGAAAGAAGTGAAGAAGGCCGCGGCGAAGCTGGCCCGCAAGACCATGGCGAAGGGGAGGCGGTAGGGCGTGCCGTACAACCAGCCGGAGGAACCGCTCGTCGAGCGGCTGAAGGCGGACGCCACCCTGACGGCGCTGGTGGGCACCCGCATCTGGCCGCGGTGGTCGAAGCAAGACCCGGATACGCCGCTGATCGTCTTCCGCCGGGACGGGGTCGAGGCGCCCCGCCGGCTGGACAACGCCGGCACCCTGAAGCGGTACACGCTCCGGCTGGAGTGCTACGCCGAAACCGAGGCGTTGACGCACTCGCCGCTGAAGGCCGCGTGGGAATCCCTCGACGGGTTCCGCGACCACACCAAGGGCGTGCAAGGGGTCTTTCACGAAGACGACGACACCGGCGAGGACGAGGCGTCGGGGCTCAAGTTCACGGCCCGGATTCTGTCGGTCTGGTTCCAACCCGTCGCATAGCCGGCGGAAACTCTCGGGGGATGAATGAGTCAGATTGGCCTGAGTTCCAAGGTCGAGATCGACGACGGCGCGAGCAGCGCCTTCGTCGAGATCACGAACGTCACGTCCCTCGGGTGCCCGGACATCACGCTCGGGATGGTCGAGAGCAAGCGGCTCAACATCACCAACCGGACGATCCGAAAAGTCCCGGCGATGTTCGACCGCGGCGAGATCACGATCACCTACGAGTTCTCGGACACGGAGAAGGACCGGCTCGACGGGCTGCGGGACGCCGTGACCGAGAAGTCCTTCAAGTTCACGATCGAGTACGGGGTCACGGACTGGACGGAGACGATCAAGGGCTACGTCACGAAGAACGTCATCAACGAGGTGGTCGCGGACGAGATCGTCACCTGTACGGCCACGATCACTTTCAGCGGCGAAGACGCGGCCTAACCTTCGGGGGTTTTATGTCGGAGTTGCGGAAGCAAGTCCTCGACCGGCTGACGGCGAAGCCGGTCCCGTTTTCGTTCGGCGGGGTGTCCGCGTTCCTCAAGGTGTGGACGGCCGCCGAGCGGCGGTCGTTCGTCCTCGACCACAACGCCCGCGAGGACAAAAACGAACTGTTCGCGGAACGGCTCGTCGTCGCCTGCCTGTGCGACGAGGGCGGCCGGCTGGTGTTCGGGCCGGACGAGGTCGAGCTGGTGTCGGCCGAGCTGGACGGCCGGTTCGTCGAGGCGGCGGGGAACCGCGCCCACGAACTGAACCGGCTGGGGGGCGACGACGACCCAAAAGCGCAAACCCCTTCCGGGACGACCCCGAACTAGCGTTCGCGTTCCGGCTCGCCGGGCACCTCGGCGGGATGACGGTCGCGGAAATGCTCGACCGGATGGGGGCGGCCGAGTTCGACCTGTGGGCGCGGTGGTACACCCGCCACGGGTTCGACGCCGACCGGATCGAGGCGACGACCGCCAACGCCGGCGCCTACGCCGGGGCGGTGTGGGGCGGCAAGGCCAAGCCCGGCGAACTGGTCGCCCGGTTCGGGCCGCGCGACCCGCGGGCCGAGTTCGAGCGGATCAAGTCCTACCTGTCGCGGGCGGCGGCCAAGCAACGTAAACCCAAGGAACCCGGTGGCAGCGGCTAACGCGATCGGCTCCGGCTCGGTCATCCTGACGGCGAACGCCGACGGGCTGACGAGCGGTCTGGACAAGGCCGCGAAGGACGTGACCCGCTGGGGCGGGCGCGTCCAGAAGAACGTGGCCGGGGCCGGCAAGGGCGGCATCCTCGGCGGACTTGTGGGGTCGGCCGCGAAGGGGCTGGCAACCGGGGTCGGGTTCGGGGTCGGCCGGCTGCTTGTGTCCGGGATCACGGGCGCGATGGGCGGCGGCGCCGGTGGGGGGCTCGACGGCATCGAAGACCGACTGAAGGAACTCGGCCGGGCCGGCGACACGGCCCGGGTGTTCGGCATGTCGGCCGAGGCGTTCACCGGCATGGCCGGGGCGGCGCGGGCGGCCGGCTCGAACCAACGCGAGTTTATCGAAAGCCTCGTCACGGTCGGCAAGTTGGGGAAGGACGCGGCGAACGGAACGGAGACGGCGGCCAAGGCGTTCCAAATGCTCGGCCTGAACGCCGCCGACTTCAACAACCTGAACACCGAGGACAAGTATTACACGATCATGGACGCGATAAGTCGCGTCACGAACGAGACGGACCGGATGTACCTCGCCGGGGTGGCGCTGGGCGAGGACGGCATGAAGAACCTCCTGCCGCTGATCGGCAAGACGGGCGACGAGCTGCGGAAGATGGGCGGCGAGTTCAAGCGGAGCAACGCGGACATCGCGGCGGCGCAATCGGCGTCCCTCGCGATGGCCGCCGCGAACGCCTCGATGCAACAGGCGTTCGACTCGCTCGTCATCGCCCTGGCCCCGGCGTTCGAGTACGTCAGCGTACTTATCCCGATGGCCGTGGACGCCCTTGGCTCCAACTTTCAGGGCATGGGCGACGTGGTCACGCCCGTTCTGCGGGGCGTGTCGGTCGGGGTCGGCTACCTGTGGGACGCGATCAAGGCCGGCGGCGGCATCGTCCTGAACATCGGCGGAACCATCGTCGAAACGTTCGGGATGCTCGGCGAAATCTTCTCGGACCAGATCAAGGAAATTCTCGGGTTCGCGGACGGCGCGTTCCGCGAACTCAAGGGGATCGTGGCCCAACTCCCGGAGGGGGTCAAGATGCTGTCCCCGGCGCTGATGGCCGTGGACGCGATGAGCGAGGACACGTTTTCCAACATGGCGAAGGGGCTCGACGGGACTTCGCAGAAGTGGCAGGAGACGGGCCGGGAGATGGCCGAGCGGGGCAAGGGGATGGTCGATTCCTTCGGCCAGTCGGCGGCGGCGGCCGGGGCGTTCTTCGACGACTTCGAGGCGCGGCGGGCCGCGGGGCTGGCGCCGAAGGCCGGGATACACGGCCCGCCCAAGCCCGCGCCGGTCGCGTTCGACCCGCCGAAGCTCGCCGGGGCGATGGAGAAGGGGACGGCCGACGCGTACCGGGCGGTCCTGAGTCACCAGTTCTCCGGGCTGTCGGACACGGGCGACGAGCAGAAGAAGCAGACGCGGATCATGGACCGGGTCGAGGGCGTCATGAAGGACGTGCGCGACATCCTCGCCGAACGCCTCAACTTCGACGCGATCTAAAGGGGGTTAATGGCGGTCGTCTCGGTCCAAGAACTGTTCGACTCGCGGGAGGGCGGCGCCGACAAGGACGGCCGCGCGACCTACTCGCGGACGTGGGAGGTCATCACCGACGACCCCCTCGACGGGCCGAAGACGGCCAGCGCCGCGGCCGGCATCCCGGCCCGCGGCGCGCCCTACGAGACGGACACCGAAGACGACCCGTTCGCGCTGGCGCAGGACGCCCGGGTGCGGCAGTCGTCCGAGTCGCCGCTGATCTGGTACGTCACGGTCAACTACGACTCGCGGTTCGACTGGCCGACCGGGGTGCAGCCGTCGGACGCGGTCGCGTCGTCGGGGTCGGGCGGGACGGTCACCCCCCCGGACCCGGGCGAGCAGGACGAGAGCCCGCTGAACCGCCCGCCCGTGTGGCGCTGCACGTTCCAGCAGACGCAGGAGGTGGCGGAATACGACTTCAGCGGCGACGCGATCGTGAACGCGGCCGGGCTGCCGTTCGACCCGCCGGTCATGAAGGACGTTTCCCACCCCGTCGTCACCCTGACGCGGAACGTGCCGACGTTCACGCTCGCCAACGCGCGGCTGTTGCAGGACGCGGTGAATGATGCCGCGTGGTGCGGGTTCCCCGAGCGGGCGGTCAAGGTGTCGGGCGTCGAGTTCGGGCCGAAGTACGAGAACGGGACGGCGTTCTTCGAGGTGACGTACCAGCTGGCGGTCAAGTACCCGAACTGGGACAAGAAGGTGTTGAACGCCGGGTACACCGAGAAGACCGGCGGGGCGTGGGTCAAGATCGTGGACGCCAACGGCCGGGCGCCGACCGAGCCGGTCCCGCTGGCGGCGGACGGGACGAAGCTGACGCCGGCCGGCACCCCCAACTTCCTGACGTTCCGCATCGCCCCGGAACGCGACTTCGGGACGCTGATTCTCTAATGCTCATCGGCCTGACCCCCGCGACGGCGGCCCGCCTCAAGCAACTGCTCGGGGCGAGCCCGCCCCGGCTCCCGCCGTCGCGGCGGCGGCCGTCGGGCGACGGGGGCGGCGGGTCGTCAACGCGGTGGACCGTCCGGGGGAAACTCAACTCGGCGCTGTCGGCCGGCGGGTCCGCGTTTCTGAGCGTGTGGGAGTCCGACGGGCTGGCCGAGTTCGACACGGGCGAAGACATCGAGGTCTTCGACTGGCTCATGACCACCGGCCAGTCGATCGCCAGCGGGTCGAAAATCACGGCCCTCTGGGACGAGAACAGCGGTCACTACTACGTCGTTGGGGCGCAGTGCATATGAGGTTCGTTCCGTCCTGCCGCTGCTGCTGTCCGTGCTGCCACGCCCTGCCGGGGACGCTGTACCTGACGTTCACGGCCGGCTCGTTCGGGTGCCTGGCCGCGTCGGAGACGATCACCCTGGCCTACCAGGGCAAGGCGGGGCACGTCTCGACGTGGCGGTACACGAACAACACCTGCGCCGGCGGCGGCCCGCCGACGTTCGCGTTCGACACCGAGGACTACCGATTTTATTGCGTCTGCGCCGGCGGCACGGCCGGCGAGGGCGGCCAGGCCCCCGGCTACTACCTGGACGTGAACCTCTCCACCGCTAGCCCGATTGCGGGCTGCAGCCTCACCTGGGGGCCGGTGTCCCTGCTCGACGCGGCGGACTGCAACCCGTTCTACGTCGATCTGGGCACGGCGACGGGCGGCACCGGATGCACCCCGGCGTCGTTCTCCGCGGAGGTGTCCGAGTGAGGCCGCGGCCCTGCCAGTGTGACCGCCACGTCCCCGGCGAACCGTTCCTGCGCGGCCGGGACTGCGCCCGCTGCTGGCTGTGGCACAACGTCCCGCGCTACCGGGGCGAGTTCGGGTGGGGCGACGCGGTCGCGTGGCTGGCCCGGCGGCTGGGGCTCGCGTGGCTGGCCCGGCGGTACGAGTCCGCCACCGGCCGGCCGTGCGGGTGCGCCGCGCGGCAGGCGGCGCTCAACCGCCTGCCGCGCCCGCGCCGACTGTGGCGGCGGTTGCTGGGTAGCGAATGACGACCGCCCGGCCTATTCCCCGATAGACAGCCGCTTACCCGTCTACCCGTTCGCCCGTATCGAGGTCTGTTATGAAGTTCGATTGGAAGGTTCTGCTCGCCGCGTTCGTCAAGTACATCCTGCCCCTGTTGCTGACCGCCGAGGCCGCGGCCCGGTACGGAAGCTAACCACCCCGCGGGGTGCCCGCGATGTGGCTCGAGTTGCTGTGCCTCGTCCTCGGCGCCGTGGTCCTGGCCGGGTGCGCCGGGGTCGCGGCGGTCCTGTTCGCGGCCTGTCTGGTCGTGGCGTACCGGGCCGGCCGGCCGGACCCCGTGACCGAGGCGGACGAGGACGATGACCCGGCGCCGCAGAGCGCCATCGGGTTTCACGCGATCGGAGACGAATGTTGCGACGACTGATTCTCGCCCTCGGCCTGCTGGCCCTCGGCTCGCCCGTTCTCGCCCAGCCCGACCCGCCGCTGACGTTCGCCACCGGGGCGAAGCCGTCACCGCCCGCGGTCATCGCGGCGGCCCCGCGGTTCCAGTCCGACGGCAAGCTCGGCGCCCCGGCGCAGTTCGCCCGGGTGCCGAGCAGGGTCCACATGTGGGCCAACAACCGCTACGGCGACTGCGTCACGGCCGAGGAGGCGGCGGCGAAGATCGCCGCCCACCCCAACGTCTTCGTGTCCGAGGCCGAGGTCATTGACTGGGCGCGGCGGAACGGCGTCCTGAACGGGGCAACGCTCGTCGAAGTCCTCGACGAGATGTGCGCCCGGGGGCTGATGGCCGAGGACGGCACCCGCTACCAGAACGGCCGGCGGCTGCTCGTCAACTACAAGGACCGGCAGAACCTTGCCGACGCGCTCTACAAGGGGCCGGTCAAGATCGCGGTCGCGTCCTCGCAGATCATGAACGCGGTCAACACCACCCGCGGGAAGCACGGGTGGGCCGCGACCGGCTGGCGGACCGACAACCGGACGGACCACTGCGTCGGGCTGTTCGGGTACGGCCCGGCGGAATTCCTGTACGCGGAGTTGGCGAAGAAGTACCCCGAGGCACGCAAGCCGGACTCCCTGCCGGGCGACACCTACGGCTATCTCATGTTCACTTGGGGCTCGATCGGGTTCGTGTCGCACGACAGCCTGCAAGCCGTCTGCCGTGAGGCGTGGGTCCGCGAGCCGACGACCGCCGGTTTCCCCGAGCCGGCGCCGAAGCCCGACCCGGAGCCAACGCCGGGGCCGACGCCCGGCCCGACCCCGGGACCGCAGCCGGGTCCGGCGCCCGTCGGCCCGGTGGTCGCGTGGTACTGGCTCGCGGTGGCGGCGGTCGCCGGGATGGCACTCGGGTACTTCGGCCGCCGGGTCCGGGTGTCGGTCGTCGCGGTCCTCGTCGGGCTCGCCCTGTCGCCCGTCGCGGCCCACGCCGGGCCGGTGCCGTGCGAGTGCGGCCCGGCCTGCCCGAAGAAGGGCGAGTGTGGCCCGTCGTGTGACTGTGCCCCGCCGGGGTGCGTCATGGTCGAGGTGGGCCGGCACCGCGGCAGCGGCACGGTGGTCGCCTCCGAGGGGGGCAAGAGTCTGGTCCTGACCGCCCGTCACGTCGTCGAGACGGTCGGCACCGGGGCGACCGTCACACACGCCGGGAAGGCTTACGAAGGCAAGGCGGTGCAGGTCGGGGAGCCGGGCGACCTGGCCGTTGTCGTCGTCGCGACGACCCTGCCGGCGGCGCCCGTCGCCCGGTTCGAGATGCCGGCCGGGTTCGGGGTCGAGCAGTACGGGTACGCGGGCGGGAAGATGACCCGCAAGGCGGGGAAGGTCAACGCCCGGTCGGGCTGGTCGGAGCGGTCCGACCTGGACGCCGACCCGGGCGACAGCGGGGCCGGGCAGTTCGTCGAGGTGTACGGGGTGCGGCAACTGGTGGCCGTGACCTACGCCATGGACGCGGTCCTCGACCCGCGGACGGGGGAATGGGTCGAGGTGCCGAACACCTGCCGCGCGGTCCGGCTCTTTACCGTGCGGGCGTTCCTCAACCACGTCGCCAAGGCCGAGGGGTTCCCGATGCTGGTCAAGGCGACGGCCGGCGACTGTCAGCCGACGGACATCCCCGAGAAAGCGGCGGTGCAGGTGCCGCCACCGCCGGTCTGGGGCGGCACCTGACTCGGTCCCGACTGTCGCTAGTTGGCGACCCCCTGACGGGCGGGCCGATCGGCCCGCCCGTTTGCGCGCCGGGAATCCCCGGTTGCACGCCCGGGAATCCGGTGTAGTATGTTGCTACTCTCACTACAATAACTACAGACGGGGTGCCATGCCGGCCCAAGCCCTCGACCCCGCGGTTCAGGAAACGATCGCCCGCCGGCTGGCCGCGGGGGAGTCCGCGGCGGCGGTCGCCCGCGACTTGGGGATAGACCGCGGCACCGTGCGGCGGTACTCCGGCCGGGGCGGTCTGTCCTCGCGGACGCCCGTGCCGTACCCCATGCCGAAGATCGCCCCGTCACTGCCCGAACCTGCGCCCGAGGCCGGCGGCCCGTCCCTGCCCGACCCGGTGTCCGCGGAGTTCACGCCCTACGAGGCGTGCGACCCCGGCGCGTGGGGCGTGCTGTCGGACGCGCACATCCCATTCCACGACCTGCCGACGATCCGGGGCTGGGTGGCCGACTGCAAGCGCATGGGCGTCGTCGGGCTGATCCTCAACGGCGACACGCTCGACTGCCACCTTATCAGTAGTCACCTCAAAGACCCGTCGGCGCCCCGGATGAAGTCCGAGATCGAGAAGGGTCGCCAGTTCCTCGAATACCTCCGGTCGGAGTTCCCGCGGGCGCGGATCGTCTTCAAGGAAGGCAATCACGACGACCGGCTGCGGCGGTTCCTTGCGGACCGCGCCCCCGAGTTGTACGACCTGGACGAGCTGCACCTGCCGGCGCTCCTGCGGGCCGCGCAACTCGGGGTCGAGTGGGTGGCGGACAAGCGGGTCGTCAAGGTCGGCAAGCTGCCGGTCCTGCACGGGCACGAGTACCAGGGCGGCGGCGGGGTGATGCCGGCCCGGTGGCTGTTCCTCCGCACCGGCGACAGCGCGTTGTGCGGGCACTTCCACCAGCCGTCTAGTTACACGTTCCGCACGGTCAACGGCCGCGAGGTCGGGGTCTGGTCCACGGGCTGCGCCTGCTACCTGTCGCCCGCCTACCGGCCGCTGAACCAGTGGGGGCACGGGTGGGCGGTCGTCGAGGTGGCGGCCGACCGCGGCTACCACGTCCACAACCGCCGGCTGCTCAAGAACGGGCAGGTGACGTGACCCGCCCCGAGTGCTGGCGCCTCGCCCGCGGGCTGCCGCGGTGCGGGGCCGCGTCGGAGGTGGCCCGGCTCCGCGCCGAACTGGACGCGGCCCGCGCCGAGGTCGAACGGCTCCGCGAGGAACTGACGGCGTGCTTGACATCCCGCGATGTATGCAGCTCTCAGATTTCGACTGTGGCCGGGCCGCAGTCGAAGCCGTCCTCCAGTTCTACTCCCTGCCCGACCGCGTCCCCGTCCGCCCCGACCCCGTCAACGGGATGAGCCCGGACGTGGTCGAGGCGGTGCTGCGGTCGGCGGGCCTGCGCGTCCTGTCCGGCTCCCTCACCCTGCCAGACCTGGCCCACCTGACCGCGACCGGCCGCCCGGTCCTGTGCCTGACCCAGTTGGACGGGGTCGGGCATTGGGTCGTCGCGGCCGGCGTCACCTCCCGCCGGGTCCGGTTCCACTGCCCCGCCCGCGGCCCGGCGTCCCGCACGCTCGGCGAGTGGCGCCGGCTGTGGTGGGACACCGCCCGCAACGGGGTCCGCCTCGACGCCCACGGCGTCTGCGGCTGGCCCGCCCGCTAGTCACTTCCCGCAGCAAATCCCCGGCATTTCCAGGCTTTCGGAAGTATTTCCGGTATTTTTACGGATTCGTGTAGATAAAGTAGACCGAGTAGCGTATAACTGTGTGTGTGGGGACGAGTGACAAGAACTACAAAGGAGACGACGATGAAGACGATCACCAAGGTTGAGCTGACCGGCCGGCGGGGCGAGAAGGCTCGGATCACCAAGGTTCAGGTC